CAGATTTGTGATTCTAATGTATCGTACATCACCGTTGTCAAATATCCCTGCAACATAACCTACTTTGTTAGCAGTGACACCTACACCACTAATTGCTGATATAAATCCTATAAGACCGCATTCAGTTGTTGATGCAGTTACAACTCTTTTTACAACTTCATTAACACTGGAAATATCCAAAGATCGTTCAGATCCATAGTCTATGTTATTGAGTGTAATTGCTTCTTTTACTGATACTGTTAATGTTGCCATATTTTAATCCTTACGGTGTCTGATGAGGAACAGGTATACGAGGTTCTCCATCCGTATAATCATCCCTTCTACGTCTACCTAGTTGTTCTCCACCAAACTTCTGTACTTCAGTCTGGTACTTCTGTTCATATAATTGTAGCATATCCATTGGACCTTTTAAATAACTAAATGCTTCTACCAAGCATGCATATAAAAGTCCATTTCCAAAATTTAAACTTAAATAAGTTGTAGTATTTGCTGAGCTTAATCCTACAGGTCTAGCATTATAATGAATTTTGTACATAAAAGCTGAAGAAGGTGTTGGAACAATTGTAATTCTTCCTGAAGAAGTTGCACCACTTCCCTCTGCTCCTCCTGACATAGCATAATATTTTGGTGTGCCAGTAGTTGTTTCCGCTGCATCGTATTCTCTTAAAAAGCTAATATCTTTCTTTTCTAAAAAGCTATTAGCCCCTGTTGCCGCTGTTGTTGAAGTATAAACTTGTATTCCTCTAACAAATAAAGTTCCAGCTGGAGCATAAACATTGTCTTTTGAAGCTGTTAAATTTCCTATCATTTCTTTTCGATCTGCATCAATTGGAACATCTCTTTGAATTCTAAGTTCTGAATTATCTATAAATTGGTCTGTAATTGTACTTGAAAGTACGCCTGTTCCAACTTCAGTATAATTCTGAATTGCCGTTGTCAGTGTTGAATAAGTAAATCCTGCCATATTATGCCGTTAGAGTTGCTGGACCAGCCGAACAATTCTCTCCCCCTCCTGATACTCCTCCACTTGTAGCAGTATCTGTATTGACAGTAAAGTAATAGTAGTCATCTGTCTGTGTTACATCACCACTAGAGTCTCGTTTGCCTACGGTGATCGAGTAGCCAGAAGAATATGCAATATTAGATCCTGTAATACCATCAAAACTATTTGGATCACTAAAAGATGCAGAAGTAGAAGGTGCTCCTCTAAATCTAACTGTATCACTTGTTGATCTACCATGACCTTTTTCAAATACATTTATAATTCCAGATGAAGCTGAAATAGTAGAAAAAGGATCTGGTCCTAAAATTGCAATTACTTCATTTTCAGTTCTATCCGGTCTTGCATTTAATAAACCTCGTTCTCCCCCTGCATATCCTCTTGGTTCTAATTGAGGATGTTTAGCTTCAAATTCTGATTTATGTACAAACATACCATTCCATTCTTTAACCATTTCATTGTATGGAAATTCCATTCCTGATCTATCTGATATTGCTTTTGCGTATTTTGTCATTATGTTCCTGGGTAATAAACTTTCGGTGTTATGTGAACACTAGTAGAAGAGCCATCTTCTGATAATGCTCTAGCTAACTCATCTTCATAATATAATTTCATTTGTTGAGCTGCCTGTGGATTAAATTTTTGTGCTAAATAAAATGCTAAACCAGATGCCATACAAGGTACGAATCTATACGGTATGTCTGTTGCATCTGTATAAGTTGCATCAGCATCTTGAATTCTTTTTACAAAGAAAATGTGAATTTCTTTTGATGCATTAGATGAATCAGGTGTCGGGTAAAGAGTGACCGTTGTTTTATCAACAAGTCTTTGAACAAAATATCTAGAAGGTGTTCCTTTTGATAATTTATTAGCTAAACTTGAAAAGGTTGCTCGATCTGTTTTTGTAAGTGCGGAATCAGCTTGATCTGTGTCTCCTCTATCGGATCTAAGAGTAGCTTCTAAAACATCAGCCAAACCATAGGTTGATGTTCCTGTTGTTCCGCCTGCTGTAGTAGAACTTGTTCCATCACCTGATGCTCTATAAAAAGTATATTCTGCTTGACCTTCAATAAGATCAATATTGGTATCGCCTACTTCCCAGTAGTGCAAACCTCTATTGCCCCATTCTTGAAACATTACATTTAAAGAACGTCTCGCCGTTTTTAGTTGATATCCAGAAGTTACTTGTGAACCTATACGTTCGTATGCTTCTGCTATAATTTCATCTACTGCAAAAGTTTTATCAAAAGTAACTGTGCCTGAAGTTGTATTGGCCATAAGTTACCTCCTAGTACGATTTACTTAATTCTAGAATAATCGTGTAAGCATCATTAGCGGTATGATGCAAAGTTGTTAAATCAATATCTCCATCAATGCCACCGCCTGCATTATTTTTAATTCCACCAAAGGATCTAAAATCAAAATGTCCATTAGTTGGTTCTAAAGCTACTCCAGCTCCTAAAATTAATGCTTTAACATTACTTGAAGCATTCCATTCTAAATCGACTCTCATGCCTGAAATTGCATACCATACTTGTGTAATATGAACTCTTGAACATGCTGCACCTGTATGAGAATTTGAGTTTAAAGCTGAAACATCAACTTTTACTACCGATGCTTCACCATTACCATCAGAGATGTTTGTAAATTTCATAACAGCGGTTCTGTCACCATCTGTTAATGTTTGACTTGTTACTGCGTCTGCCATTTTTCCTCCTGTTAGAGAGAGGGAGCCGAAGCTCCCGCTCTAATTTAAGTCTTTATTTATTAACCGTTATTGTAATCAAAAGCTGCGCCAGTGATTTTAATAACTAATTTACCTGCTGTGTAAGCAGCTTCAGTAGTATCTCCACAAGTTAAGTAAAGATATTTCTTAGTTAATGCTGCAAGTGTTGCTCCACCATCAGCAGAAGCATAGAAACCTAAAGTTAAGTCACCATTATTAAATAAGTTTGTTCCACTCGTTACTGCTGCGTTTTCTGCATCAGTAGCTGTAGCTGAACAAACTAGATTGATATCTACATCGCCAGCTGTTGGTAATTCAAGACAGCTCATTTCAATGCTGTATGGAATACCGTTTACACCTGTTGTTAGTTCTGCGATGTAAGCATTAGCTGCTCCACCGTCAGTACCAATAATATCATCAGCTGAACCGCCAGCCGCTAATCCACCATGTAGGTCAATTAGAATAGTCGTGCAAGTGTCACCACCGATTTTATTGACAAATGTGTTAATTGCATCATCAGCAATTCCTGATCCATGCGCATTTGGTGTAATTTTGAAAATAGTTGCTGCTGTACCTAAACTTCCATTGTTAGTACCTGTTGAAGTACCTACTGCTACAATGTTGTTTCCAGTACTAGCAACTTTTTCTACTTCCATACCACCCGCTGCTTTTATAACAGCATAATCTACAAATGCTCCTGTAGTTGTGTTCTTAGTTGTTGCCTTAATGTCACCGTCCGAACGGACTGTTCCATTAAATGTTGTTGTTGCCATAATTATAATCCTCCTAGTTGTGTGTGAATACTGTCTCTAGGCCGTCGACTATACCGCGTCAGTATTCTTTATAATTGTATAGTAATTTTTTATAGCTCTTTTTTAAAAAAAGTGCAAGGTATCCCTGTAGAAATGTATGATTTTTGATAGCGCTTAAGTGGCTATCGAAACTTCGGCCTTGGCCTGATTTACTTTGGTCTGAAGCGTTTGTTCTTCAAACTCTTTGGCAATGATCTCTTTAATAATATCCTGGATTTTTCTATTAATTTCAATCATTCGGATATTATGCTTCCCTGACTTCAGGTGCTCCTGTTGCCACTCTAGTTCCAAGGACCGTTTCGTAGTGTATAGGTCTTCGGTCATTACTAACCTCCTCATAGGTTATCCATTTACCAGTCTTACTAGTAAATCCATCTTTCTCGAACTTTACCTCATTTTTTCCTAGTTTGTCAAGGATTGAATTTTCAATACCTTGAGGAGTGTCTTCACACATGACTTTAAAGTCAGCACAATAGCCACAATATCGGATTTGAATTCTGAAGTTTTTCATAGTGAATTTCTTACTTTATAGTCGAAATGAGGCAGCTTTGAGGCCGCCTCATTCCTTAATTATTTATTACGCACCTGGTGAGCCAAATACTCCACGCCAGTCAGACCAGCCGAAGCTGTATCTTTCTCTTGCTTTGTATCTAACATTACCAGTATCAAAATCGCCTTCCATAGCAGTTTTGATCGGTGCTCTAACAAAGTGTTTCATTCCATTTGGAACGTCTGTTTTAATGAACCACGCGTCTGTGTCTGTTAAGTAGTGGTTAACTACATAACCTTGAGGAATCATCCCCATGTTTTTCACAGCGTTGATGTCATTATCAGCAGTTCCAACTCTACCTGGAGATTTTAAAATTCTCTCAGCAGTAAATTGAAGCGCCGAAGGAACAATCATTTTTCTTCCTTGAGCTGCAATTTTTAAACCACGTTCATCAGTTAGCGCAGCAATGTCAATCAATGCTTGCTCTAATGAAGTTTCGTTTAAGTCTGCCGCAGTAGTAAGTTCATTCTGCTCTGTCCCTGCTACAATAGCATGGTCAGTTGCACAAAGTTCCGTACTGTCACCGCCAGTGTATGAGCTATTGAACGCTCTGTTTAGCACGTTAGCTGCTTTAACTTGTTTAGCATTAGCCATAGAACGTGCTAGTGCTTTTGTATAACGAGATGAAATTCTGTCATACAAATTGTCCTCAACCGCTTCTTCAGTGATTGCGAACGCTAAAGCAATTGTTTCATGCGTATAACGAGCAGTGAAGGTTTCATTAGCGCTGTCAAAAACAACCCCTTGTCCTTCTGCTTTTACTTGAGCATTTGCAAATCCAGATAACATTACTTCTTCTTCAAAAGCTCTGTCTGAATTTTCAGTGTCAAATATGTCTGCGTGCTCGCTTGCGTAGTTCTTGTATTCCAACCCAAATAAAGCATTTAGGCCAGGTTCTAGTTCTTTTACTAGTTGTCCTCTTGATATAGCCATAAGTTATACTCCAGTTGTAGTTGTTAAGAAGTGTTCGATGATGATTACCTTAAAATTACAATTAGCAGCCGTTAAGTCGCTATTGTCTGGGTCATCAGAAACATTCATAATACGAAGATTCGCTGTAGTCGTCGACTGAGTATCCGTTAATTCAGTTTTAGATACGTAGTGTGGTGCTGCCCCTGCCGCAACGGCAAAGTCAGCATTCGCTCCGATATCTGCTTGAGCAGTTGCTCCAGCAGCGTCGGATTGTACTTCATATAACTGAAATGGATCATCATGTATAAAACCTTTTTCTGTTAATTTT